TACGGTTTTTGAACTAATTGTAAATATATCACCTGTTTGCATATTTTGTGCTGCAATACCAATCGCAGGAACTGCAAAAAATGGATTTGTATAAGTTATTGTTCTTGATCCAGAAGAAGTTGTCAAATCATTTTGAGCGAAAGTTCGTTCTTCCATATTCAATTTTATAGAAACAGTTTTTACATTACTTGATGTTTGATCATCATCATTAGTAAGTTTCAATCTAAATTTTGCAAACTTAAATTTAAAAGTTGCCGATTGAGTTACATCTACAAATGATGTGCAATTTGCTAATGAAGTAGTTGATGTTGCGATTTGAACTCTATGAAATGCGTGTATTTGTTCAGTACCGTCAAAAGGTGCTTTTGCAGAATCAAAAAATAATGCTCCTCGTCCACTATCAAATAAATCATATGGATTTTCTGCGTCTAATGTGATTGTTGGCTCAATGTTTCCGTCATAAATTTGTGCTAGTGATAAACTGTTAGTAAAATTGTAAAACCCTTTTGCGTCCCTATTTGTATTATTAAAATTAGGATTTGATGTTGTATCAGTACCGCCTAATTCAAAATCACCGCTAGGACTATCAAAGTTTCCAATAGTATCATCAAAATTTGTAACAGTGTCTAATGTAAGAATAGTATCGCCTGAAGCATCTATTTTTACTGCTAATGGTAAACTTGCGTCCATATTATCAGCAGCTGTAAATATATCTGGAGTTTCAGTAAAAGTACTAACTAAAGTATATGCTTGTATATCAGATATATTTGTTGTGACTATTGTTGCTTCAGCAGAAGTATTTCCGTTCTTATCTACTGCTTTGATTAAGTATGATCCGGTGCGTGCAGGAACAACAGCATTATCACATTTTCTTCTAGGACATCTTACTAAATTCGTTGAATTAAGCCATTTTGCACCCGTTGTTACATTTTGATATCTTATTTCATAAAAAGAAATATCTAAATCGCTATTCTTACTTGGTGGAGTCCAAGTTAATTTCATATGATTTTGTCCGTGCATTTCTACTGCAAAATCTTCTACATTACTTGGAGCTTCAACTCCTCCTACAATAACTCTTGTTGTAGAAACAAATGTTGATTTTGAACCGATAGTATTTACAGCTCTAACTCTTACTTGATATTCTGCTCCGTCAATAACATTTAAGTGTTGATATTCTAATATTTTTCCTACTGCTATTTCCCTAAATGAATCAGTAACAGTAGCACCGTTTTGATCTTTTGTTTGTTTTATTTGTACTTCATAATTATCAACAAAACTATCTGGCGATACTCCTATTGTTATTAATAATCTTGTTATGACAATTCCGTCTGCATATTCTATTAATTCATCATCTAAACTTACACTTGCAGGAGGACTTACTGAAAATGGATTTGGAAGAGTAGTATCTGGTATAGTTGCAACTTCTTGCTGTGTTCCAAAAGTATAATAAGAATCTTGATGTTCAGAACATTGTAAACTTACAGTATGATCAGAATTCAAAGTCATTCCTTGTACTCTAAAAGGTTTAGCAGAAAATCCAGGAGTAGCATGTGTAATATTTACAATATCACCAATAGATAAATCTAAAGCTGTTGCGTCTGCTTTTATAGTTACATCAAGACTTGATCTCGATCTTCTTAATATTATTTCAGCCATTTCTTGTGCTTGATATGGACTAGTAAACATAGAAAAATCAAATCTACCTTCTAATAATAAACCTCCGTCTGCTGTTTTCATTGTTGCATGCTGATCAGCACTAGCTATTCCTGTTTCATCTACGGGCGGAAATTGGGCCGTATCTGATTGAAAATTTTTATCTGGATTAATAAAATTAACAATTACTCTATTAAATCGTGAATTTTTATTTTTACTAGATACAGTTATTCCTCCTAAAATATTATCTTCGGTCAAAGTTATAGAAGCAGAACCTGTTGTTTCTACTAGGATTTTATATTTTCCTGCACTAAAATTTAGGAAAGCTCTACTTCCCTTTATAAATTCTTGAACATTATCAATGGCTTTTTTTGATGTATCAACAACCATATGACTATCCATTAAATCAATTTGACTCGCTCCAGAAAAGGGTGTGATATTAGTATCGCAAACATCACCGGCAACTTGCCAATCAGCAAAATTAGAATCAAAATAACTATTAGGAATTCCCATTCCAAATCTAGAATCTCTTAAATAATCTAATAATTGATAAATAGGATTATCAGAATAGGCCCAAGTAGTAGAATCATCTTTTCTATGTGATCCACTTCCACCTGTAACAGTGCTATCTAGATTAGGATTATAAACTTTTTTTCCCTCTACTATTGCATTTACTGTAGGTAATGAACCAAATTTATCTGCGTTCCATTTAAATTTTATTGCAAGATATGCTAATCCTCTTAGTCTATGATTTGATGTCCAAGAAGTTAAACTATCTAAAAGACTAGATACACTTTGAGAATCTGTTCCAAAATGTGGTTCACAAGTAATTAAACTTTCTGAATTAGTTGTATCAAAAAAATTTGAATCAGAACTAGCAACTGTAATTTGTGTATTATCAGCTATATCACCAGACCAAGTAACTTCATTATCATTTATAAATATTTTTGTAATATCATTTATTTCACCCTCACTAAGCACGATAGCCATAAATAAAAATTCATTATCAGTTCCAGAAGTTTCTAAAAATACAACATTTCCGCCAACTTTTCTTGTTCCATATACAACGGGAATATGAGCATTAGCACTAAATTTATTTACCAAAACACCTTTTGCAGTTTGATCAGCTTGCATATCGCCAAAGTCTGGGATATCTGGCATTGGTACAAGCCAACCGACAAAATCTTCAATGATATCAACAAAGACATCAACAATATCAGTAACAAAATCGACTATATCTTCAAAAGGATTCCAACCGCCCATTTATAATAACCTCCAATTAGAACCCATATTTTCAAATCCTAATTTATAAAATACAGGATCAATTCCTAATCCAGAAGTTATAGATAAAACAATTGGCATATCTTCAGATACATTTTTTACTGAATCAATTATCTGTTTTACTAATTTATAACTTCTATGAGCTTGTTTGATATAAATCATTTGTATTATCATAATCTTAGTTTTACTAAACCAATATTCAGATTTATTGAACATACAAGTTCCAACTAATTCATTTGTATCTAAATTTTTTACACAAATAATTTTTCCTTTTTGTTCAATACTATTTATAAAAAATAATAATTTATCTTTATCTATTTCTGGATAATCGCAATCAGCTAAATCTACTTCTTTATATTCAACCAATAAATTATAAAGATCTGTTACATCTTTTTTTTCACCTTGATATAAATGAAAGCTAGTCAAACTCTTCCCCATTTAATATCACGAACTGTTAGAGCTGCAAATTCCATTCCTTTATCACTACTAAAAAATCTTTGTTGTGAATTATCAGTCGTTGTTCTTCCTGCAGTTTTACTAAAATTACCCCAATGAGAAGTAATACTTAAAATTAAATTAGCAGTAGTTGTATTATCACTAATTTTATATTCATCTATTGTGCCATAAAATAATAAAAAAGGATCAGATATAAGAGCATTATTAGAATCTAAATATCCACGATAAACAAAAACATTATCATTAATAATATTTTCATTTAGAGCTACTGAAACATATGTTTGATCAACTCCAGATAAACTAATTGATAAAGTATTTTTTGTAGGTCTATTAGTTTCGTTGACTCCTGTAATACTTCTTAAATGTCCATTTGATAGATAAGTCCTCGATGTGCCTGATATATTAGAAGTTATATCAAAACTTGCATTTGTTAAATAAACAGGAGTTGAAAACTCAATATCAATTAATAATACAGGATCAATTATTCCTGTAGCTAACTCTGTTTTTACCGAACTCGATAATCCTCTTGCCATTATAAACTTTCAATAACATCAAATTCATATTTAAATAATAAATTACCGTCGCTATCATTTTGTCCTGTTTGAAACTCCTGGACATCACTAGTTAGATGAACAGTAAATTGAATTGAATCATAAGCAACAGAACTATTATTTGTAAGAGCAGTTCTTAGTGGAGGTTCTATTGTTACAGTTGCTGCATTACTTGATGAAGTAACATCATCTATAATCATATAAACTTTATCATGTGCAAATTTTATAAGATCGCCAGCTTTTAATCTTCCCGCTCCGTCACTTGCAAAACCATCAATAGCTATAGTTGTATCTGCTGCAGAGTGAGCTCCATTCACTAACAATGTGCCTGTTTCACTACCAAGTGCATTAAAATAACTTGGCAAGGTTATGGTGAAATTTTCTTTTCTTGCTCTTTGCTTCATAATAAAAGCCATGATTGGAGCAAACTCTGTTCTTTTCATAGGAGGATATGAAACTGTAAAACTAAATCGTTGTCCTTGAATTTGTCGTCTAAATGTTTTTCCGCTATCTGTTTCTGTAAATAAAGTTTTTTGATTGCTTTTTAAATTAATAGCATTAAAATTTGTATTAGGTAAAGCTCCACTCATATAATTGCCATTTTACCTTTTTCATTTACAGCATTATTAATCATATTAACTATTGTTCCTCTACTATTGACTAATAGTTCATTAAATCCTCTTGCGTCAACTGTATTAATATTAAAGTTAATATTTATTCCTGCACTTCCATTTGGTTGAATTGCTCCTGCTTGATTTGGAACAAATAATTCTGGGCCTTGTTCACCAACTATAAACGGTTTATCTTTTTGTACTGGGCCTCCTGTTCTTCTTCCTGTGTATTGTGTTTGAGCAATAGTTGCAACTTGAGCTGCTCCTAAAGCTCCAATTCCTAATGCTAATGGTATACCGAAAGGCCCCATACCTAAAGCTTTTGTAACCCCTTGTGCTGTACTAACTATAGCATCTTTAATAGCTAAAGCTTTATTAATTTGGAATAATGTTCGGTTATGTCTTGATAATTGATCTAATGCTTCACGACCTGTTTGTATTGCAAGTTGTTTTTTATTTTCATCTGATAATTTATTGAGTTCTAAATCTTCCATTCTAAAAGATTTTATTAATCTAAATTGTTTATCAAAGTGTGCTTGTTGATCTTTTAGTTCTTGTTCTCTTTTATTTCTCAAAAATTCTTCTTCTAATTTTGCAGCATCTTTGATTATTTTTAATTTTAATTGTTCTAATTTAAATGTTTCCTGTGCGAATTCTTTATTAGCTTCTTTTTCTGATAAAAGATCTCTAGTAATTTTTTCTATTCTGATATGTTCTAATGCGTCCATTGTATCTTGAACTAATTTAAGCTCTTTCAACATATTATTTTCTATTTGATCTAAAGGACTCATTCCTCTTTCATTTATTCTTTCAAATGCTTTTGCATTATCCTCAACGACCTTTTGCATTTCTTTGAGCATATCAATCGTTCCGTCACCGGCTAAAGTTACTCCTCTAACTGCATCTTCAGATTTTTTAGAAGCTGATCCTATTGCGTCACTAGCTTTTAAATATTCATCTTCTGTATTTCCTATTGCAGTAGCAGAATCATTTAAATCTTTTATAAATCCGTCAAAAAATTTATCTAATTCATTGAAAGCTACAAATATAGCTCCACCTTTTGCTATTGATAATGCTATTCCCGCTAATCCTTTAGAAGCTCCTTGAGTTGCTAAAGCAATAGCAATCATGCTTTTTGCTAATTTCATAGCTCCTGTAGCAGCATTTATAAAGAATCCAGCTATTTTTATTGCTATCAAAAGTTTAAATATTTCTAATAGTATATCAGCATTATCTTTTACAAATGCAAAACCGTCACCTAATCTATCAACGGCTAATCCTAAACCTGATCCAAGAGTTTTAGCAAATGCGTCTATCTGTGCTTGATTATCTTCTATCAGTTGATCTAAATCACCGAACTGTCTTTTTAATTCTGGGAAGAAACCTTCTTGTACTATAATTCTTTTGAAGTTGAATACTTTATCATTTAACATAGATAAAGTTCCCTCAAAAGTTTTTGCTAGGTCATCAGTAACTGATCCGAATTCACCTCCTGGACCAAAGACTCTTTGGAAAGCTTCAATGGTTTCTTGTACTGATACTTTTGCTCCTGCAGAGAAACCGAGCATATCTCTAACACCTCGTTCTCTAAAAATATCAGCGGAAGCAATACCACCACTAAAAGCTCTCTGTATTTGTGTTGCAGTAGTTTCAAAATCTAAACCTGTAGCTGCAGCAACATTACCTGTAATTTTTAATATCTCGCCTAATTGTTCAGCATCATCAGAAACAACAGCTAGATTTCCTGCACCTCTTTGTATTTCTTCTAATGAAAAAGGAACTTTACCAGCAAATTCAGCCATGACATCAAAAGCTCTAGCGCCTTCTTCTACACTACCAAATAAAGCTTTTAATCTTACTTGTAGGCCTTCAATTTGAATTCCTGTTTGAACTATTGATCTTATTGCAAGTCCTGCACCTAATCCAATAAGTGCATTTTTCACATTCAAAACACTTCTTTTTGTTCTCTCTAAATTATTATTTACATTATTGAGCGCCTGTTTCGATTTATCTTTAGCGACAATATCAATATTAACTTTTTTTGTTGCCATTATCTACGCTGAGCTTTCATCAAGTTTAATTGTCTTTCATGTTCCTTACTTTGATTTTCAAAATAAGCTTCCCATATATTAAACTCATATACGGACATTTGCAAGATTTCTGGAATAGTTTTATGTAATCGTTCAGCAAGAGCGACTACATTATAAAAATCTGGATTTTTTAGTTTTTTTTAATGTCATCATAACCAGTCCCTAATATTTGATTAGCAACTCTTGCGACAACATCTGTATCTGCATGTGTTTTGAAATTCAGTTTATCATTTGGAGTAAACATTTTTTCATGATCTTTATTCAAAGATTTTTCAATTATAATATCAATTAGAATATTAAGATCTTCACCTTTAACATTCTTAAACAATTTGCTTTTCTCAAGCATATTAAAAGGTTTAGCATAGATAGCTTTATCACCAACTAAATCCCATTCTGGCACTTCTATTACTTTGATTTGTAAATCATCAAAATGTGATTTTACTCCGTCAAAGTAATTTACCTTTTCTGCCATATAATTATGCTACAGTACCGATAGTAAGACCACCAGAACCTTGGATAGAAACTGTTCTTGTTGATACACCGTCCAAAGATACACCTACTGACATTCCTGTAATAATTCCAGAACCACTTAATTTTTGATCCCCACTATCATTACCTTCTGGCAAAAATGCAAAAGTTAAACTTGCGCCTTGTACTAAAGCTCCTTGTCCAGAATCAGTTTCGTCATAGTTCATATCTACTGAAGCAGTAAAAGTTCCTCTACCAGCTAAAAAAGATTTCATTGAATTACCTAATGCTGTATCTTCTACAACATCATGGGTAGTATCAACTGTGAAACCTGTTAGATTTGCAATAGTAGAACCGCCAACTGTCATAACACCTTCTTTACCGTGATGTGTTGCCATTTTTTACTCCTTTTCTTTCTTTAAATCTTTTATAATCTTTTCAGTTTCCTTTGCAACTGAAATATTTTTTTTATTATCAAAAGTCTCATAACCTAATTTTTTATAGTGATCGACAAATTCTTCCGATACTTTAATCATGCTATCGCCTTTTTTCATGTTAATGTCTTTAGCCATTATGCACTCCCTCTAGTGAATTCATACATTACACGCACAGTTATTCTTACAGCTCCATAAGGAAAAATAGTTCCTTCATCTGACGATGCCTCAATAATTTGTGTATCCAATGCATTACCGTTTCTAGTTATATCATTATCTAAAGTTTCTTCAACTACTTCAATAATTTGGTTTCTTACTGTATCAATATTACTTGATGTGCCTTTTCCAAAAGCAATAATTATAAAATCAATAGTAGCTCTATATGAACCCGCACCTGTAACTCCTATTGAAGCTGGCTCTCTACTTTCGTCACCAGATTGAATAAAAGCACAAGGAAATTGTGCGTCGCTTACTTCCTCTACATCAAAGGGCTCTCTAGTTAATTTTTTGAATTCTATTGGACTAGTTACTGCGTCTAGTTTTGTTATAATATCACTTGCGATATTTTCTCTTTTGCTCATCTAATCCCAACCTGTTGAAAATAAAATTTACTAAATTCATTTATTAATTTTGGTTCTTCTTGTTTTCCTATACTAAAAAAAGGTCTTTTTGTTTTCTTTTTTCCAACACCCAGGATATCATGTCTAAATGCTCTTTTTTCCATATCTTTATTAGCAAATAATAATGTTGATTTTTTTCCTCTAACTCTAAAATCTAAACTTCTAAACATTTGTCCAGATAATGTAAGATCAACTATATCGGAATTTTCCTTTATACTTTCATATGCTATTTTTGTTGCTGGTGCATATGGAATAAATTTTCCTCCGTCTGGTTTTTGTCCTCTTTGAGTTCTTTTTGTTATCATCAATACAGCCATATTTGAAACTCTATTCAATGCTCTTTGAATTGCTATATTTTGTTTTCTAGAAATTTTTTGAATTAATTTTTTCACTTCAATTGTGTTCACATCAATTTTGATTTCTGCGACCACTATCTAACTAATCGTAATTGATGTAACGATTCCTTTTCGCTATCAGATACTGTTCCCCCACCATCTTCATCATATTCAACCCCGTCCCTTAAAATTGCTTGGAACTCTTCTTCGTATCTGTCCCTATAAAAATCAATTTGTACTTGGAAAGTATCTTTGCCCTCGCCTGTGTCTGGATCGCGCCATTTAGTCAATATTGGATAAATATATTTCCATAATGATAAATAAACGACTGATTGCGTCCATTGAGAAGTTGTCAATTTACTATTAGTCATTTCGACTGTAGTAATTTTTGTAATATCTTTATATCTTACTTGATGTCTGTATCGCTCCCACCATTCCTCACGGATTCTACGAAGAACATCATTTTCTGCAAATTGTAATTGATCACCAAAATCAGTTACTCCAAAACCTAAAATATCTGGTTGAATCTTTTGCAAATTACTATTCGCAACTCCAAATAAAGTTGTTGCCATTATTTAGATTTCTTTTTCTTTATAACTTTTTTAATAACTTTTTTTTCTTGTTTGATTGGTTTTACTATTTCTTTTTTTTCTGTATGTAAACTCCAGCCACGCTCAGTCCAAATTCTTACATTGTTTTCATAATCAACTTTTTTTCTTTCAATGATTGAACCGGATTTATTATTAATCAGTTTTACTGTTTCAATACTCATAATAATTTTTTATATCAAATAAGGGGCGGATTGACCACCCCTTAATTATGTTATTTAGTTAGCTAAAGTATCTGCTGTTAATTTAACTCCGTATGAATCATGAAGTTCACCAACACCAAAAACTGCTGTTGCAACGATTTCGTCCGCACGAAGCGAAGCATCTCTTTGTGTTTCTATCTTTAGATCTTGCATCATCGCTAAACCTAATGCATCTTGACTAAAGACTGCTCCAATAGAATCATCAGAACCGTCAACAGAAATATTAGAGCTTTCAAAAATTTGAATACCTGCAATATTTCCTACAAAGCCACTTCTCATAGCTTCGTTAGCAAGTTCTGTATCTCTACCAACAAATGTATTTGTTAAAGATTTTTTAACATTAAAAATTTGTTTAGGGTGGAATACACCGTAATAAGGCCCAGGTGCTTTATTAGTTTTTAATTCAGTTGCACATTCAAATAAATCTTGAACTGTTAATTCTGAACCTGCTCCAGGCCCTTTTTCAGTTGAGAATCCTGTGAAAAGTGCTGCTAGATCGCTATCAATCTTTGTTGCAATACCTTCACCGAATAATCTTCCTATGTCCGCAGCTACATTTCTAGACGCAGAATTTCTGGCTAAATCCGTTAGTGTGGTCATCACGCCAATTTCTGAAGCAGTAATTGTTACTGAACTTGGATTGACGGCAGTATTTGAAAGATCTGAAGCTTCACTAACAGCTGCTGCTGATACAGTTGCATAAATCGGTACTTCAACTGATTTACCACCGCCTGCAATAGTGTAGTTTCGGACTAGACCTCTCATTATAGATTGTTCGCTCGCCACAAATAAAGCTTCTTGTACGATTTCCGTATATAGCTCACTTATGGTGCTCGATGTTGTTTCGTTGGCCATTTTATTTTACTCCTTAATGGTTACTGTTTATTGTTAATAATCGTTGGACTTGAATCTCTTTGCTTTCTATATTCAGCATAGGTTTTTCTATCCGCTGGATTATTCATATCTAAATCACTCAAATTTTTAGGTTTATTGAGCTCTGTCCTATCCACATTTGACACTGAGCCACTACCACTAGGAGTAGCAGTAACGAAGTGCGGGTTCTGTGTTAAAAACTCATTAACTAACTCGTCAGTAGTTAAAAGTTCCCCCTTACTGTTATATCTAGCTATACCGTTTTTATCAATAATTTCAACCCCTCCTGTGTCATTGAGTTTTAAATTATTTTTTAATAATTCAACGACTTGATCTGGATTGATAGCTCGATTTTTAGAAGCGGAAGAAAGTAAAGCTTTATTAATTTTAATATCTTTAAGTTCACTTTCCAAACTTCCAATCTTTTTTCCGTATTCTTCGGATTTTTCTTTTAATATTTGTTCGAATTCACCCTTTTGTATTTTTTGTTTTTCTTCAATTTCTCTTGTTGATTTGACTGCATTGATAGCAGTATCTAAATCTTCAACATCTAATTTTTTATAAATTGAAGCTCTCTCTTTAGCCAATCGTTGTTTGACTATATTGTTAACATCATCTTCTGAAAATGTATTTGTATTAACAGTTTCAGTTGTTTGTTCTTTAGGTTGCTCTTCAACCTTTGTTTCCGTAGTTTGTTCTACTTGATTTTCTTCTGCCATTTAATACTCCCTGTTATATAGACCAATCTGGATCAGTTGGAATCCAAGTATGTCGGCAACGATATCCACCTCGAACTATAAAAGGATCGCCTGGACTTTTGCCTTTCCACCCCTCAGAATTCCACTTCTCTCGGATTTCATCTTCGGTTAGTCTATTGTTTAGCATATCTCTACAAAATTGTCTAGAATCCCTTATTAATGTCCCTGTGTAGATAAAATGAGTTAGTCCTGCGTCTTTTGCTTTTTTGATTGTGAATTGTCCATGAAATTGCATAACTGAATCATGTGCTATTTGACTAGCATATCTTCTTAAATTATTTCCTGCACGATCCGCAGCATATTGAGTTTGTAATTTTCTTATTGCTTCATTTACTCTTTTTTCCATTTTAGGATCAAATTTATTTTCATTAATAAAATCAACAAGTTCGTTTATTTCTGCGGTATTTGATTGTTGGTATACTCCGTTGATATGTCCTCTAATATTAGAAACCATATCGTTAAAAGGTCTGCCAGCTATTACACTTTGATATACTTCATCATTTATTACTTTAAGAAATCTTTCAGCAATATCTTCAAATCCTTGAAATGTTTGTGTTTTCAATAAATCTATAGTCGTTAGATCAACTTGTGTAAGTCCACGAAAACTAGCAGGAATAGGCATTTTTCCAAAAGTATCTAATACAACTTTTGCAATTTTATTATATTCTTCATTAATAATGATATCAGCTTCTTGTAAGAATGTTTCTTGAATAGCTCTTCTTAATTGTGGTTGTAAGGCTATTGCTAGTCTAATATCTGTTTGATCTAAATTCCCTTTGAAACCTGTTGTAACTGTATTAACGACATCTTCCTCTAATCTATATAAAACATTTAATATTCGTTCTTCGTGTTGATCAGCTAATTGATCTAAAATTTTGGACATAAATTATAATGGAAAATTTTTCTTCCATGCTCTTATTGACCAATATGCAGGACTCAAAGTTTTTTGTCCTTTTACTTGTTTTAAAACTCCACCCATTCTTGCAAGAAATGATCTTTGTCGTGCAGGAATATTTTTCTTAATTGACATATTAGGATCACCAAAACGAACTTTTTTAACATTATTTGTTTTTTTATCTTTTACATAAACTGCAAATTTTTTAGATTGTCCAGGAGTCCTAAATGGTTTTCCTAATTTAACTTTTCTTCCTTGATAAGTTGCCATTAAGCTGGCCCTCCGTATTTTTTACTTTTTACTTTCTTTCCTTTAAATTTACCGGATTTACGAGCAACTAATCCTCTAGCTATTGCTGAGGACATTTCCGTTGATCCTAATCTTTTTTTTTGTCTTAATTTTTTTTTCAATAAAGATAAACTAGGAGCACTCATTTTTTTCGTTTTCTTTTACTTGCTCTAGCTATTAAATCCTTATCAAAAGTTCCAGATCTACCACGACTAATTAATTTGTTTACTCTAGCCATAGCCCATGCAGCCATAGGAACTCGTCTACTTCCACCTGATAAAAATGCTCCTTGTCCTCTACGATATGAAGCTTTCAGATCTGCCAGATTAAATAATTTTGATTTTTTTGCTTTTGCTTTTAATGTTCTTAAAGTTGAAGCTGATAAAGGTTTTCTAAATTTTCTAGCCATTATGCTTTTGTTCTACTCCTTAATAATCCTCTAGGAATAAATCCACCGGATTTATAGATAGATGAAACTCTTTTGATAAGATTAGCTCTTCTAGTTTTTCTTGATCCTTTTAATCCAGATAGATATTTTTTTGGAACATCTGTATCTTTATCTCTAGGAACTTTTCTAACTCGTTTCTTCTTCTTCTTCGCCATTTACTGTTTGTCCCTCTACTTCAGTTGTTTGAAATTGCCCTCTAACAGTTCTAGTCAAATCTATTTCATCATTAATTCTTTTAATCATTTCATTATCATCAATGACTGCTTCTGCTATTTGTTTATCTAATTCTTTATTGAATGTTTCTGATTTGATTCCACTAGATTTAGCCATTTGTAGATATTGTAAATCATTTGCCCAATCTCTAATATCAAAAGTATCTGGATAATCTACTGATCCGTCCCAATCTCTATCCTGCCATTTTGCAAATAAACCCCAGATATGTTCCTCTGCATTTTCTAGATAATCTGCTTTTTCTGATAATCTTGCGTTCAATAATTGGAATTCTGTTTGTAATGCAATACCGCTAGCAATCTGTTGCCCTGTTGCTCTTACTGATCCCATGTGAGTTATTCTATCTATTGCGTCTACTTTCATTTGAATACATTTCATTATGCCGTCTAAATTTTGTCCACTAGGTTGAATAATATACGGTTTCAAATCTGCTTGCATATCTTCCGGTATTTCAATAATTGATCCAGCTCCTGCACTAGCTTCGACATTTGGAGTTTTTACTAATGAGGGGTGATTTGCTAATCTAATTAGCTGTTCTTTTTCAGAATAATCGTTGTAGATTGACTGTTGTAAATATGCAACATCTGCAAGATCGCTGATTCCTATTGGTCTTTTTGCTCCCCTTAAATTATAAACATTTACTGCAGGAATTTTTCCTATTGGATTTGGAATTTCTTCTAATAGTTTTGCTTCACCTTCTGCATATTCTTTTTCGTATTCTTCTACTTCGAAAGTTGAAATAGTTTCTTCAGTAAACACTTTTAATATTGCTCTATCTTCATTTATATCTTCAACTAAAACTAAATAATCTAGATAAAATCTTCCGCTTGCAGCTCTTCTATAATTCCAATTTACAACATTTTCTGGAGTATATATTGAAATATACGGTCTAATATCTTGTTGTAATTCTTCTGCTCTAGTCTTAAAATTTGTTTGTGGTTTATCTACTATAACCCAACAATTTCCATAGATACTTGCGTTCATTTGAACTTCACGCATTACTGTATCAAAATTTCTTCCGTCTAAATCTGCGTCTGCTATAAATGATTCTAACTGTGGATCACCGTCTAAACTTCCATAATCTCTTGTCGGAGGAACTCTAAATAAAAAACTTGTGTAGATCTGAACTACATTTTTACAATGATTATCTAATGGAGCATGTCTTACTCTTTGATCAAATTCTTCCGGTGTTTCCAGGATATATCTATGTAAATAATATCCATTTTTATAATCGTTTCCGCCAAGATAACTTCTTATATAGAATTCCCAATTAGCAATATTTGCATTCCATAATCTATGTTTTTGAGTTAAAATTTTTCTATCCATTAACTAAACCTTTGTGGTGGACTAGGATTAAAATCCCTCCTTAATGGATAATTATATTCTACTAAATATCCTAATGCGTCGTTCATATGATCATAGCCACTATCTTTATCTGGTATATGTGTTCCCTCTTTGTATATTTGTCTTTCTATGCTTTTTATTACATTTTTGCAAGAATTTAGAATGAACAAACTATTTTGTCCTTTTACATTTTTTAATTTTGAATTTACTGCGTTTATTCTATCTCTTACTAATGGAGCTTTATTTCTACATCTAACTTCGAAACCTGCATTTTTTAATATTGCTAAATCAGTCATTCCACCAGCAGAAGTTTTGCGTTGTCTAGCGCTCGGATCGGGGTAAATAATAATTTTTTTATTATATCGTGTTTTTATTTCATCAACCATTTCATTTGTATTGCTACTATAGATTTGTATTTCATCTATAACAATAATAATATCATTTTCTATTACAGAAACAACAGCACACATGGGTTCCACATTAAAATCTAAACCAATATGATAAGTTAGATGATTGTTACGAAATGTTTCAATAATATTCTTTTCTCTATTAAAATTATAATAAATCATTCCAGAATAATTAACAAAAGTTGCTTCATATTCTTGTTGAAAAGTTCTTAAATCTAAATCATCTTTTGCTTGTTCTATTTCTTCTTTTGATACTTGCTCGCCCTCTAGTGTTGTATATTTGAATGATTGCCAATCTTTATTAGTTTCGCCTAATTTATACAATTCATATGACCAATTTCCAAAACCTCTAGGACTACCGCAAAATAATGCATGTCCTTGTGTATCAGATAATGTCGGTCTTAAAACTTCGTACCATGCTTGTTTATGAATATCTGCGAATTCGTCCATAACTAAGAAATCTAGACCTATTCCACGCAAGCTATTTTCATTATCTGCTCCTCGTAATGATATTCTAGAATTATTTCTCAATACAATTGTTAGATCACTATTATTTATAGATTTTACCCATTTATGTTTAATTAACTTATCTTTTAATTCATTCCAACAAATTGATTTTGCTTGTCTATAACTAGGAGCTACATACCAGACTTTTTTATTACTATATCTAGCAAATTTAGCTAATTCATTTATGGCTAAATATGTTTTTCCAAATCTTCGTCCTGTAATAAGTACACGAAATCTTGATGTATTTGTTATGACTTCTTTTTGAGGTTTCGATAAAGGCATCTATCCCCATTGATCGGCCATAGCATCAGCGATTCCTTGATAAGTAATGCTTTTTAGAGAATATCCTCCAGGATTTCGTTTAGTAGACCATAGATCAAATTTTTTATATGGTGGATTGATAAATTTTGTTTGTTTCAGAATTGGCAAATTTTTTAACCATAAACAAACATCTTTATTATATTCATGTCCAAACATAAAAGGTCTTGCTATCTGATCTGGTTTCCTAAATTTAGAATTTATATATCCAACAGGATTTTCTACACAAACTCTATTAGCATAAGAAAAAAAAGATAATGCAAAATTGTAAGCTTTTTCTCTTTCTTCAAAAAAAATTTTAGTAATATGTGGTCTATCTTTTCTAGCTGCATTACTTCTCATAGCTGAACAAAGCCATGTACATGGAGGGTGGGCTATTATCAAATCCCATTCTTTATTTAGATAATTTTGAACTTTGTCTGTATAATGATATTTAGAATTATTAATATCTGGTAGAATATCACATGAATAAGCCTCATGCCCTTTTTTTCTAAAAGCTTCCCTTACTACTCCAGAAAATTCACAAGCAACTAAAACTTTTAATTTAGTCATATGACCATTGTAAAGGTTCTTCCGTTTGACTTGATTCTATTGTGTCCTGTTGTCCTAAAATATTCTTACCTAGAAATATAAGCATCGCTACATTCCCTTTATCTGCTGCTTTCCATTGTAATTGTCTCAGTCTTATTTTTCCATTTACTCTTCCTTTTGTAAGAAATTCCGAATAACTCTTTTCTATAAGATCTGGACTACATCCAAAAAACTCGCCTATTTCCTTATTTGTACAACCGAATTGAGCTAATTTGATTACTTGATCAGTATCTATTTTATATTTTTTAGGTCTTGCCATTCAATCCTCTTTCCCCTTGAGTATAGGTAATTTTTTTTTAGCAGACTTTTTATAATAAATCTAATTAATTTTTTTTGCTTTTATCTTTGTATAATTTTCAAATCGTTGAATAATTACATCAATATATTTAGGATCAAGTTCCATTCCAAAACAATTTTTATTTAGATTTTCACATGCAATCAAAGAAGTTCCAGAACCTAAAAATAAATCTAAAACATTCTTTTTTGTAATAACATTGATAGCTGATTCAACAAATTTTACTGGTTTTGGACATGTATGTAAATCTCTCAATCCGTCTAATCTATCACTATTAAAATCAAAATAATCTAGATCATATCTTACTTTTTTTGGTAAACTTCCAAATAAAAATATTGGTTCAATCTTCCTAAAATGAGATAATTTTCCGCCTGTTTGTTTATTTCTAGATAGCCAATAAAATATATCTTTAGGCCCCTTTTTTATCCAATATTCATTATATTTCCAACCAGCTGTAATAAAATTAAACTTTGAATATTTTTCTAATAATTGAAACCATTTATCACAAAAAGCAAGATATTCAGCTCCCTCTATATCTTTATAAGAGTTATATTCATAATCTAGGCCATATGGAGGATCAATAAAAGACATTTCTATTTCTTCATTATTTAATAATTTTTTTACACTTTCTTCGTCAGTACAATCCCCACACATCAACCTATGACGGCCTAATTCATATATATCGCCTTGTTTTATTCCTCTATCTGATACATTTTCTGGGATTTCATCTTCATCGCTAAAATATTCTTTATCATCAACAATTATTTTATCTAATTCCTTTGGATCAAATCCTAATAAATTAAGATCATAATTATCATCTAATAAATCTGATATCTCTAGATTCAATAAATCTAAATCCCAGGCGCTATCTTCATTTAATCTATTATCAGCAATTCTATAAGCTTTTGCTTTTGTTTCTGATAAATCTGCTATGAATACAGGAACTTTTTTCAATCCAAGTTTTTTAGAAGCTAACAAACGAGTATGTCCCACAATTACAATCATTTTTTTATCTACGACTATTGGTTGTTGAAATCCATATTCATTTATAGAACTTGCAACTTTATCTATTGCTTGATCTTTTCTTGGATTGTTATGATATGGAATTAATTTTTCTATTTCTATTTCTTGTATATTCATAAATATTCATTCCTCATTTCTAAATCATTAATTGCTTGATCTTTTGTGATTAATCCTTTTTTTATTCCCATATCAATAATATCTTTGTTTCGTAAGGCATAATCCTTGATAAATTGAGTAACTTTATTATTTTTTATTGCTTCTACAAACATTTTTACTCTTTCTTCATCTCTGTTAATTATTCCAAAATTATAATTTTTTTCTGGAAGTTTATCTAAATATTTTTTAGCTGATAGCCAAAAAGCCGGTTGTTTAGCATATTCTTTATCTTTTACTGAATCATAATAAGAATTATATAATTTTGCCAGATCTTCAGCTTTATCTTGCCATTCTTGTTCTATTCGTAAAAAATTTTTTTCTGCTGTTCCTTTAGAAACTTTATTATTAATTTTATCCCAAAATAAATTAAACAAAGGATTATATTTACTAGTGGTTTTATTGGTAGGGGTAGTGGTAGAGGTAGGGGGGTTTGTGCTAGGTTTTTTTGGACGACCACCTAATTTTCCATTTTCTTTAGAAGCTTCAATTCTTTTTGTAATATATAAAAATTCTTGTAGTTGTCTTTCATTTTGATAATGATCATTTATCAACACGAAAAACTCATTTACTATTTTTTCACATGAAAACTTTTCTGAATCAGTAATACAATTAGCAATTCGTAATATAGTATTCATATCTTTGGGAAGTCCAGGACATCTTTTATTCCAATTCCAACAAAGCAAACGAATATAAATTCCTATTTCTTGATTTGTTAAATGTTGAGTTCCTGCGATAAAATCTTCGGTAAATAAATACCAAGCTTTTAATTTTTCTTTAGGTTTCGAGTTCTCGTCTATAAACATTGTGACCTCCATATTTTAATTGTCTATAAAATTTTAAAGTATACTCATCTATTTTATCATCTATCTCGTCCGTAGAATAATCTTCAAAAATAAATTCGTCTTTGACTTTTGTAATAGCTTTGCTCTGTGCTTTCAACCATAAACCTATAAATATGTCTTGGTTTTTTTCATCTTCCGGTAATAAAATTTTAGTATTTCTTATTTGGACGACGCGGGACATTTTTATCTATGATCTCTGTCAAATCTATTAAACATCGTTCTATATTCCCTTTTACTACAAAAAATGGCGTATTTAAAGCAACAGATTGAATTTTCCATAATTTTTGAGAATTCGATAATTGTCCCTTTTCGTTTTTCAATTCGACATATAGTAATTTTCCAGGAGGATATTCTATGACAAAATCTGGAACTCCTGCTTTAAAACCCATTTTCTTTAATTTCATTTGATATTGTACTGATCTTTTACCCTCATTAGCTACATGATAATGTCTAAAAATATAAATATCTGAAAGTTCTTCTAGTAGTAAATTGCAAGCTATTTGAATTGATATTTCTTTGGTCATAGGGGGCAAACTACTAATCCACCCCCTATGTGTAGTATAATTTTGGAGGTCATACTACAATTATTATCTTATATGAAAAAAATAATAATTAAACTTTATCAAAAAAACCTTGTAAAACAAGGATATTTTTATGAAAATAATGCTTCGCATAACCTAGACAAACTGATAGGATATTTTTAATTTAATAATAATAATAATGGAGGTCAAAATGGCTAGAATTAAAAAAGGGGATTATGAAACTCTTCCTCAAAATCTTAAAGATAGACACGATAAACATATGTATCAACTATCTCAAATTACACAAGATCATTTAGATAATCTAGATGATAAACAATTAGAAAAATTATTTTTTAGTTTATTAAATAATCATTTACTTTGTTTGAGAATAACAAGACCAGAATTCACAACTAAAATTGGTTTTGTAAATAAAGAACGAAAATCTAGAGGTTTAAAATGATTCCTAAACCTTTCAAATCTACTAAAAGAGTTGACCTTATCGAAAATGGTAAGGTCACTCATTATTTTAAAATTGAATTCATAGACGGCAGTAGTGCCGTTTTTGATAATAACTTTAATTTAGTTATGAAAAGTAAAATTGTAAATTTATTACCTAAATATTTATTAGATAGAGCTAATGCTTTAGGTAAAAAACTAGATCAAACTAATAATAATAATGGAGTTGATAATGAATAGTTATTTTTGTTATGAATGGCAAAGAATATCTAAAGATCAAGATAGAGATTTTGACGGATCAAAAAATTTAAAAGATTTGATTATAAATAATAATTTAACAGATACATTAAAATTTTTTGAGTTAATGCTTACTTGCACTAAAGTAATTAATGACGAATTGGTTGATGAGCATTATGCAGAAATTGAAGATAATGATTTACCAAATTTATTTTTCGGTAGTGGAAAACCTGTACCAAAAAAATATTTAAAAGAATTTAAAAAAATTAAAAATGAAAAAAAGTAAATTATTTCCTTACGGATATATGAGTCAACAAATTAAGGGTTATTGTCCTAGAACAAGAAAACCTATTTTTGAATATACTCATACATTACCAAAAAGAAGAACTTACTACAAAATATGTTGTAAGATTTCAATAATTTTGCTTTTGCTATGTATTTCGATGTTAGTATTTGGTTGTAGTAGCAAACCAATCGTAGATAGTAGGGGCAAATCATCTGCAAATATCAATGGTGATATGAACAGATACCACGATGATTATTATACTTGTGAAGCTATTGTAAAAGATAACACTAATAAAGTTATGGATACAGGAAAAACAATATATAATGGCCTTCGTTGGCGTGTATTATGGCTTTCACCTAAGCTAACAACTAGACAAGATTTAATTAATAATTGTCTAGAAGGTAGAGGTTATAATGTACTTAACAAATAGAGGGGAAGAAGTGAAAGAGAGAGACTCTCAAATAGATAATGTATCTAAAGAAACTAAACTTTCCCTCGTAATAATAAAGGAGGAACTATGACAAATGTTATAGATAAAATCTTCGATAATAGCGAAGATGGTAAACCAAACTATGCTATAGATCTTATAGACGGAACTCGTTTATATACTCGTGGCTCAGTTTTAAATCCAATGCCTAAACCCGGTGATGCAATTAATTTTACAATAATTAATACAAAAACATCATCAAATGGGAATCAGTATACAAATGTTAAGGATATACAAGTAGCTGATAATCATACAAATCAAGACGATGGATTTAATCAATCTGCACCAATCAAATCTAATGGGTTTAATAAAAGCGATACTCAAAGATTAGATATTTTTGTTACAGGTGTCGTTGGTCGTTCTATGGGAAGTGGACATTTTTCCGTAGATAATATCAATGAACTTACAAGAAATGCAGTAAAAGCTTTTAATGAAAACCTTAAAGGATTATAAAAAGCTTTTTAGAGACTTTTGGGGGTATTCAGAAACGGATACCCCTATTTGTTGGCACTGTGATAAACAACAAGCCGTAGACATACATCATATTATCGCTAAAAAAATGGGTGGAGTAAAAAATAACAGACTCAATAGAATTGATAATCTTTTTCCATTATGCAGGGATTGTCATAATCAAGCACATTCCAGGATAATTAAAATTGAAGATCTACAAAATATTTTAGAAGAAAAAATAAGGATTAAAGAAAACAATGACCGATATTTATTCTCTTAATTTTGATCCAAATGTACTTTCACATAAGGAAGAAGAACTAGGATTAGAATTTGCTGATAATGATACAGCTATAGATTTGATGAAAAAAGAAGAAAAAATGATAGTGGCAGAATTAACGCTTTATTATACAAAATTTGGCGGATATAAGAATATTACTGAATTAAATGGAAAAATTTATTCAGATAAAAAGTTTAAGGATTTTTTTGATAGATACGAAAAAACCTTAAAGGCAAGGAATCAATCTAAAATTAGATTTGAAACCTTCAAAGCTTTTCGTAACGACTTACGAACAAAAGTTGTTAACGAAAGGGAATTGGCTAAAAACTTATAGAAAGGAGTTTATATGAGCCAGAATAAACAAATCCTTAATTACCTTTTACAAGGTAAAAAATTAACCCCTCTAACAGCATTAAGTAAATTTGGTTGTTTAAGATTGAGTGCAAGGATTCTTGATTTAAGAAAAGAGGGCCACAACATAACTACTGAAAATGTTACTCGTAAAGGAAAAACATTTGCAGAATATTCATTGGAGGTCAAATGAGCTATTACGAAAATAGACGATTGTATGCTATAAAAGAATTTTTTAGGCTACTAACTACTGATGATTATTTTAGGGAAAGAATAGCTGATGATGTTGCAGAAATATCAGATGAAGTTACTTCTAATTGCCTTCATGTCGTTACAGGATTTTCAGTACAACAAATTCCAAATGGTGATCGTGAAGGTCTTATAGTCTATGATGCACCTACTGGAAAACATATTGAAATATCTTTCAAGTATATTGAAAATGGAGGTGAACATGAAAGGTAAAACTCACGGTCATTATTTTGCTAATATGGAATTTATTGGTAGAGATATTAGAGTAGATGTTCGATATGTAAAATTTGACAATTCAGTTGACGGTAAAACAGGTTCTGGTTGGGTTGCTTCAGTAGATGATAAACCTTTATCTAACATGTTTGATTTCAGTAGTACTGCTAGTTATAGCAAAAAAGATTGTATTATTTTGCTCAAAAAACTGTTAGCAAGGGCTTATACTCGTAAAATGAGACATCAATTTAAGATTCATTTAGGCGAAATTGACGATGATACTTTGTTCGATGCAACCTATTCAGAAACTGAAGTTGGTATTTTAAAGGAGGTCAAATGAGTAAAACAGGAGCTTGGTATTTACAAATGTGTGAAGATGCTTCCGATTTAACTAAAGATGAATTCATCAAAAAACACGGTGAACATAATTTAGATTTATGGAATGAAGTTCACGAAGAACTTGGCGATCTTGAAGAAATGCAATCAAAACTAAAAGATATGCAATCAAGATTCAACAAAGTTGTTTCTAGAATGAATAAATCATTAGCAGGAAAGATTCTTAAAAATGATTGAGCATTTTAAAAAATTTGATGAGGGCGGTAAAAGTTTATTGCCCTTATCTTTTAGTCATTTAAACGAATTCGCTTTTTATAGGGAAAGGTGGGCGCTACGAAGAATTTTTGGATATGAATTTCCTAGTAGTGCTGCAGCTGAAAGAGGAAGTGCGGTTGAATCTGGACTTAATATGATTCTAAATGGAATGTCTGTATCTGGAGCTTCATCAAAAATGGAATCAGAATACGACGCAAATTGTATGAGAATTAATGATCCTAAAATAGAAGATGAAAGAACCAATCTTATTCCTTTATTAGAATTAGGAGCTAAGAAATTCCAGGAGCATGCTTTTCAATGGAATCTTATTGATTATCAAAAACAAGTTGAAGTATTTATTAAAGGAATACCGTTTAAAGGTTTTACTGATTTTCATTTTGAAGATAAGAATACAAAGGAGGATTTTTATATTGATCTTAAAACTTCAAAAACTGCACCTAATCAAATATCTATGTCCCATGCTATGCAACAAGCTATCTATCAAAGAGCAACAAATGCTAGACAAATGTTATGGTATTTGAAAACTCCTACAAAAACTAAAGGCCCAGAATTCGCAAAACTTGAATTATCTGATTATTCAGTCCCTATGAAAGTTTGTGAACATATAGTTCTTGTTATGGGCAAGTATCTCGAAACGGTTAATTCACCGGAAGATGTGAAAAATTCATTGATTCCGAACCCAGATAATTGGATTTGGAAAGAAGATACCGTTTTAAAGGCAAGAAAAGAGGTTTGGGGGTATTAACTACCCCTAGGCCTTAAAAGCTTCTGTACGGCCTTTAAATTGCGATTTTGAGGGGCTTTTAATGATCTTCTATCTCGTTTTCTTCTTTTTATTGGTCTTTTACCTATTAGCTCAGTAATAAGTGTTGATGTTGTGATTCCAGTCATTTTCCGACTGATCTCATGGCACGAGCATGTGATTGAGCGAAAGTAGCTCCATTTTTTAAAGATCTAGCCATACTACGCATATGCTTAAGAGTATGATGTCGCGCATGACGGCTCATAGTTCTTTTTTGTCTTGGACTTAAATCTTTAATAATATTTTTAATAGAAGCTACTTTGACCATTATTTCTTTTTCTTCTTTTTCTTTTTTGGTTTTTTAGGTTTCATTGGTTTTGATCTCATAGAGCTCATTCTACCCGAACCGTATCCTACTCCTCTAGGCATATTACTTCCCCTTTTTTTGTTTCTTTAAAATTGCCATTTGTAATGCTTTCGGCAATTTCTTTTGTTTATTAGTTAGACCAACTGCTTTCTTTTTCTTTTTAGCCATAGTCTAATGCAACACATAATTATGAACAATTACAACTAATGCAACTGCTATTACAATTTGCACCCATGATTTTAATTCAGTAAATGCGTGCCACCACTTTGTTACTTTCTGTTCTATTTTTTTAATAGCCATACAGTACTCCTTTCAATTATTTAGATATGCCCTTCGTTTTTTCGAAAGTGCGGAGTGCTCCCATTCCAAGCAAACTCATGACAAGTGGCATGAGTGTTCCCATATCTAATTCTGGTATGTTTACCACTTCATATTGAAACAAACCACAAATAAATAAAATAAATTTACTTAAAACAAATTCCCAAAAAATCGCTAATGCACATGACATTCCAATTAAGGGCCTCCAGGAACGCTGCAACATTCCAGAAATACCACCAGCTGTAGATTTTGCGTCAGCTAAATTTATATCCATTTGTTTTAGTTTAACTTGATTTTCTAATTCAATAAGTTTTGCTTTAGCTTGTTGTTTTTCTTCTTCGCTTACATGAAGATCGTCAACTATTTTTCCAACACTATCAACTAATCCTCCAGATAATAATTTTCCTAATACCATTATTTACCCCCT